GGACAGATGGTAGTGGATACTGAGAACAAACCACCAAGAATGACCCTAGATAGGAATACAAAACCCTGTAATTACAATACGTTAGTACAAGTTCATGGTACTGACTTGTCAGTACCAAAGGCGAATTGGAAGGAAAGGGGGGGTAACCCCCCTTTCGCCGTTCGACTTCGCGTAATCCCATCCCCTGCACTTCGGATTTTCGCACCACAAAATGAAATCACTGTGACGGATATTGCACATGCCCAATGTTAGAAAAAACCCAAGCAAAACGCTCGGCACTGGCGGCTTAGCCCCAGTAACTCCTATTGAAGTAGATCGTGTTCGCCGCACTGTCTTGGACGTCGTGCGCAAGCAAATGCCTTCTGTGCGCGAAGTGCTAGACGGAAGCCGCCAATGGAACAACCAACAGGTCAGACTGTTCGGCATGATGCTGAACAAAGTCATGCCTGACCTACACCACTCGTTTAACGAACACGCCATAGAAAACAAAGCCGCGCACGAGCTTTCATTTAACGAGCTGCAAGCCATTGCTGCTCAAGCCAATATACCCACAGAGGACGATACAGATGTCATTGACGCCACAGCAAGCAGCGAAACGCCTACTCTTAATCACGAAAGCAAGGGATAGTTTTCATGGCTTCGTCCAAGCTCTATATCCAGACTTTAAGCTCGCGGGTTTTCAAGAAGAACTCATTGAAACTTTGGATCAGCTTGAGAAGGATACACTTGGCAGCAACCGTCTTCTCATTACGATGCCGCCTAGACACGGCAAGTCGTGGCTGGCGTCGACGCTGTTCCCGGTTTACTACTTGGCTCGCAAAGCCAATCGTAACGTGCTGGCGACGTCTTACAACCAAGACTTAGCCAAGACCTTTGGCCGTCAGACCCGCGACCACGCACGCGAACTAATCGTTCCGCAAGCCTTTCCCGACTTTCACATGTCAGAAGAAAGCAAGGCCGTCGACGATTGGCGCACAACGATGGGCGGTGGCTACTACGCCACAGGCTTAGGCGGCTCGACCACTGGTCGCGCTGCAACCCTGCTCCTAATAGATGACCCCATAAAGGCTCGTGAAGAGGCTGACAGCGCCACACAACGCAACAAGACGTGGTCGTACTACGTCTCTGCCCTATCCACACGTAAGCAGCCAGAGCCTGACGGTACGCCCCCTATAGAGGTCGTGATACTAACTCGCTGGCATCCTGACGACTTAGCTGGACGCCTAATGGAAACTGAGGATTGGCAGGAAGGCGCATGGAAACACATAAACTTCCCCGCTATACGTCGCGTAAAAAGCCAAGAGATTTCGTCAGTCGCATCTCTGCCAGAGGACGACCCCCGCTACATACCCAAAGGCGATCTGAGCAAGGTAACCAAGTCGAAGCGCACCTACTACAAAGAAACGGAGGAAGCCCTGTGGGGCGAACGCTTTCCTCTCGACGAGCTACGCAAGCGTGAGCGCCTAGACGCACGAGAATTTGCCAGCCTTTACCAACAAACACCTTACATCGCAGGCGGTAACTTGATCAAAGCCTCATGGTGGCGCAAGACTGACGATGTTCCAGATTGCAACACTGTAATTATTGCGGCAGACACAGCCTTTAAAAAGACTGAAACCGCAGACTTTAGCGTAATGATGGTGCTTGGCCTCGACGACTTAAACGACATACACATCCTCGACGTCATCAGAGACAAGTACGACTTCCCAGAACTCAAACGCGCAGCCATAACCCTCAACGCCAAATGGCGGGGCAGAGGCTTGCGCGGCCTGTACGTGGAAGACAAGGCCAGCGGTCAATCGCTCATACAAGAGCTGCGAAACCAGTCAGGTATGTCCGTACTGCCAGTCAAAGTTGGTAGCGATAAAGTCTCGCGTCTTAACGCCGTACTCCCGCTCATAGAGGGGGGACGAGTTTATCTTCCAAATAGTGCATTATGGCTCGACAGCTTTATGGACGAGGCCCAGTCTTTTCCATCAGGCAAACATGATGACCAGATTGACGCCCTATCTATGGGCCTAGAGGCGATTGCAAAGATGGGCGGCACAGCAAGCGAATTACTAACCGGGCCAATAAATATGGCCTCGTCGCTCTCTGCGCAGTTCCAGCAGGCTGAGCAACCAAAGCAATGGTGGGCAGCAGATTTGAAGCATCAGCCACAGTTTAAAGGGTGGGGAGAATTATAATGCGGTATAAGAACCAGCCTTATTCAGCCGAGCAAGACTTAGTCGTAGACCTGTCGGATCACACTGAAGCCTTAATGCAGTATGAAGACATTTCTGACATGCTCACCGAGGATCAGGAAACGAAGCTGATCGACTATGTTCGGGCCTGCACCAAGATGTCCCACCAGCGCATCAGTGGCCGCTACCAGCACTGGCAGGACGCAGACCGCGCTCACGACGTATGGGTTCCAGCAGACAGCACGAAGTTCAGGGAGAAGGCTGTAGTCGCAGATACCCGCGCCATCTCTGACACAGTCCTTACATACCTCATGGCCGCGCTCACAGGCCGCAATCCGATGTTCCAATTAGAAGGATTGAACCGCAAGTCCCGCAAGTCGTCACAAATACTAGAGCGCCTATTACACCAGCACATGCGACGTACAGCAGGCGAGGCACGCCTAGCCCAGATGCTACTAGACAGCATACGTTATGGCTTTGCCCCAACCAAATGTGTCTGGAACCCCAAAACAAAAACCAATGACATAGTAAACTTTGACCCCCGCCGCTGCTTTCCTGATCCCCGCGTAAACTGGGGCGACTGGGATCGTATGCAATTCATTGTTTTCACCGATCATATGTCCTCTTCTGCCCTAATGGGTTCGGGTCTGTACCCTAAAATGCTTAAGTATCCGGGGCTTAGACGAAAAGAAGCAGGCAGGCACTCCTGGGATTGCCACGGCTGGTTCCGCGAAGAGGGTCGTGGCCTCTCCATTAACCCTGAAGACCCGCAAGGCCAAGAGAATGGATACCATTTCACCCTAGAGGAAAGCCGTATAGTTGATGAAGCATGGGTGCGCCTTAACGGATACGAGATTGGGATACCCGGCATTGAACAAATCTGGATGCTTGTCACCGTTTTGGACGAGCAAGCTATTATTAACTGCCGCCTAAACCCTTACGGACGCCAGTTCCCTGTCGTAATCGGCGGGATGTACCACGATAGCCACAAGACTTACTCACAATCCCTCTACGATCTACTACTCCCTCTGCACGATATAAGCACATGGCTGCTCCGCAGCCGCATCGACAACGTGCAAGCGGCCCTGAACAACCTCATCTTCGTAGACCCTACCTCAGTCTCCGTTCCAGACCTCATAGATCGCAACCCGTGGGGCTTAGTCCGTACTCTCCCCGGCACCAAACCCGGCGACGGCGTCTTTATTGCCGAGATACCCGACGTAACTAGGGGCCATTGGAACGACATCGGGGCCATGTCAGACTTAAAGCAGCGTGTGTCTGCCGCAAGTGACGCCCAGCAAGGCGTTCCGACTGCTGATGGCATACGATCTGCCACGGAAATACAGCGACTAACCCAGCTTGGCTCTCAAAGACTAGGTGTTATTGCCCGTATCATGTCTTCTACCTCTGTTCGCCCTCTTGTCAGAATGATGGTTGGCAACTTGCAGGACGCTTTAGAGTACGAAGGTTCACTTCGCATCATGGGTACTGATAGCCCCGGCGAGCTTAACAATATGATAAAAGACGACTACCTCGACTTCGACCTGTCGATGATACAAGGGGACGTAGACTACCTCATAGTCGACGGAACTCTCCCTGTAGAACCCACACGATCCGCTGAGACTTGGATGAACATGCTCCAAGTTATGAACCAAACTGGCCTGAACATGGAATACAAGATGGGCAAGATAGCTGAAGAGGCTGTCCGATCTATGGGCGTGTCTGATCTCGACCAGTTTAAAATCACCGATAAAGAAGCGTCACAAGGCATGTCTCCCTCACAACAGCAGATGCAGATGGAACGTATGCGTGGAGCCAGCGTTATGCCCCAAGAGCAGATGCAGCAGCAAATCCAAGCTGGCAACTTAAAGCGCCAAGGAGAATAAGATGACCAAACCAACAGCCGCTAGTATTGAAGCCTCGACCAAGCTCACAGGCTTACAGCGCCAATACATTAAGGCCGTCGCAGAGGAAGCAGCTAAACTTGCCACTAACGCAGTGCGCGACGAGCTGGTGCAGCTCGTTATAATCAACGGTCAGTACAACGACGCAGACCTAAAGAACCGCGTGTCTGGCCTAGAGCGTCAGTACGAGCAGGACGAAAAATACACGCTCACCCGCCCCAAGATCATCGCCTTAATGCAAAAGTTGGGGATGGAATAAGTGAGGACGACTTGCCCTGAGATAACGGTTAAATTGTCCAAGAACACAGGCAAGGTTTAAAATGGCGTTTACACGACCCACTGGCGAACAGATTAGTTTCCGCAGTTCCAAGACTGGGACGCATGTACTTGATGCGTATTTAGAAGAGTGCGAGCAAGGTACGTTCTCTCTCCCAGTCTTAATGCAAAACCTGTTCACCAATACTGGTGGCCTCAACCCCACGGCCTTGCAGTTCCGCGTGTCCGAGACAAGTTCGACGAACCCAGTCTTTCAAGCACGCTTTGGTCACTACACTGACCTG